AGAACAGAAAGAGATAGACTAATTGCAGAAACAGATTACCTTGCCTTATCTGACCAGACATTATCTACAGAAATGTCAACATATAGACAGGCATTAAGAAATATAACAAATGGAATTACTACAGTTGACCAAGCAAATAATGTAACTTGGCCTACTAAACCTTAATGAAAACTTGTATAAATATATGAAAAGGAAACAATAAATGCCAGCGATTATAACAAATAAATTTAGAATACACAATAGTGAAAGATTTTTAGAGTCTTTTAATACGGGTAATACTCCCCACAATGTGTATTATCTAGGTATTGGTAGGCCACAAGATTTTACAACATCAACAAGACCTGATAGTAGAACAGAAAATCAAGGTACTGATGTTGCTCCAATTACACCATCGGATAGTGTAACAGAAGAATTTTATACTTTTGATGATTTACTTGCAGCTAAAAAAATAGGTGCATCAAACGTATCATTTGTATGTCCAAGAAGAAACTGGACGACTGGCACAGTTTATGACACTTATAGACACGACTATGGTGAATACATTACAGGTGGAACAACACTACAAACTTCAAATAGTGGTGCTTCAACTTTATATGATGCAACTTTCTATGTTTTAACAACAGATAGAAATGTTTACAAATGTATCGATAATAATAGTAATGCTACTTCAACTGTAGAGCCTACTGGAACAACTACACCAATTATTACAACAGGTGATGGTTACAAGTGGAAATATATGTACACTTTAACAGCAGCACAACAATCAGATTTCTTATCAACAGATTTTATGGCTGTAGCAACTAATCCAACTGTAAGTTCAGCGGCAGTAGATGGTGCAATCAATGTAGTTAAAATTAAATCAGCTGGTTCAAGTGGTACAGATGGTACATACACTAATATTAATATTAGAGGTGATGGTTCAGGTGGTCAGGTTTCAGTAACAATTTCATCTGGAAGTATTACAGCAGTTACAGTTACAACTCCAGGAACAGGATACACTTATGGGTATGTTACAAATGCTGAAATAGTGAGTGCTGGTGCAACTGGTTTAACTGGTTCAGAATTAGACCCAATCATAGAACCTAAAGGTGGTCATGGCTTTAATGCAGTACAAGAATTAGGTGGCTTCTTTGTAATGGTTAATACAAGTTTAGAAGGAACAGAAAGTTCTAATACAGGTGACTTTACAGCAGAAAATAATTTTAGAAAAATAGTTTTAATGAGAGATCCATTTTCTGGTGGTGCTGCGGCATCAGCAAATACATTAAGAGCGACTAAAGCTGTAAGATTTGCTGCTTCTCCGACACCAGGTACTTTTAGTATTGATGAAGAAATTAATCAAGCAACTACAGGTGCTGTTGGTAAAGTTGTAGAATGGGATGCTACAAACAGAATTTTACATTACATACAAACAAGATTTAATGATGAAGGTGCTGATGTAACTGGAAATTTAGTTGAATTTTCTGGTGAAAATGTTATTACAGGACAAACCTCTAGTGCAACAGGAACACCAAGTACAGCTGGAAGTGAAACAGCAGATAGTATTACGTTTACTAGCGGTTATGCAAGTTCCGAAATAGATAGTGATAAAGGTGATGTTTTGTATATTGAAAATAGAACACCCATCACTAGAGCAACTGACCAGACCGAGAACATTAAATTAGTAATTGAATTTTAGGAGAGATAATGGCTAGTCCAACTAACTTTAACCTCTCGCCCTACTTTGACGATTATACAGAATCTAAAAAGTTTCATAGAATACTTTTTAGACCTGCGTTTGCAGTACAGGCTAGAGAGTTAACACAATCACAATCAATACTACAAAATCAAATAGAGAGAGTATCCGATCATATATTTGACAAAGGTGCTATGGTTATACCTGGCGAGATTGGTTTTGATTTAGATTACTCAGCTATTAAATTAACATCTAAAACAGCTTCATCAGTTGCAGATTATATTGGTTCTACTTTAACAGGTGGAATATCAGGTATTACAGCAAAAGTAGTTAACGCAGTAGCAACAGATGGTACAGATCCTGATACATTATTTGTAAAATACTTAACAAGCGATACAACTAATAATACACAGGTTGCATTTTCTAATGGTGAAACAATTACATCAACTGCAACAGGCACACCGACTGCAGTGGTGGCAACAACTCACACAGGTTGTGCTGCATTTATTGCTGCAGGTGTTTACTACATAAATGGATTTCAAGTTAGTGTAACTGCACAAACTTTAATATTAGACAAATATACAAACACACCTAGTTATAGAGTTGGTTTAACTATAACAGAATCATTTGTTACTTCTAATGATGATGCGTCTTTAGTAGATAATGCTCAAGGTTCATCAAACTTAAATGCTCCAGGTGCACATAGATTTAAAATAGATTTAACATTAGCTAAGAAAACTATATCATCAACAGAAGATCAAAACTTTGTTGAGTTATTGAGATTAAACAATGGTCTTTTACAAAATCAAGTTAGAACAACTGAATATGCTGTACTAGAAGATAATCTTGCTCGTAGAACATTTGACGAAAGTGGAGATTACACTGTAAGAGATTTTGATTTAGATTTAAGAGAACATTTAATATCTGGCAATAATAGAGGTGTTTATACTGCTGGTAATGATGGTGTTGAAACTAAAATAGCAGCTGGGTTATCACCTGGAAAAGCTTATGTCAAAGGTTATGAGATAGAAACAATAGGAACAAAATTTTTAGATGTAAATAAAGCAAGAAGTTTTGACACACAAAATGCATTCAATACAAGATTTGATGTAGGTAATTTTGTAAATGTCACAAATGTGTATGGATCACCAGACATTGGGTTTGTCAGTGGTGATGTAGAAGCATTTAAAAAAGTAAATTTATTTTCATCTGCAACAGAAACTCCTGGTACTCAAAATACAGGAACATCATCTGGTACGAATGTTATTGGTAGAGCCAAATCAAAAGGATTTCAATATGTATCAGGTACTGCTTCAAATAATATTTTTGGTAGTACAACAATTTACAAACATTATCTATTTGATATAAATTTATTCACAAATTTAAATATCACTACAGCAGAAGACTTTACAATTGCTTCAACGGCCTCTACAGAAGATGAAAAATATATAATTGTAACAACAGGTACATCTGACTTTACAAGTATAGGTGCATCATCAAATACTGTTGGAACTGTATTTACAGCATCTGGCGCAGGAAGTGGAAGTGGTACTTTAAGACCTTTTGGTGAAAAAGTAACAGGTGGAACATCAGGCGCTACTGGTACACTAGAATTAGATTGTACATCAGAATCTGCTACAATAACAGGTGCTACAGCAGCTGATCCAGTTGTAATAACTTCATCTAATAATTTCAAAGAAGGCCAACAAGTAACAATTTCTGGTGTTGTTGGTATGACAGAATTAAATGGTAATGTTTACACTGTTAGAAATCCTAGTGGTTCAAATTTTGAATTATATGATACTGATGGAACTACTGCAATAGACGGATCTGCATTTTCAGCATATAGTTCAGGTGGTACAGCTGCTCACGGTGTTGTGATGTTATCTAATGTAAAAGGTGTATTTGTTGCTGGAGAAACTATAACAAGTAGCACATCATCTGATACTGCAACTATACAATCAAATGCAGTTGGTTTAAATGCAGTTAATACATTTGATTTTACTTCTGTAAAACAAATTGGTATGGCTGGAAGTCCAACATATACATCTGATACAGTAACAACTAATTCTACATATGCAAATAGATTAAATCTAACAGGTAATATTTCTATATCTGGAAGTGCTGCAGCAGTTGTAGGTTCAGGTACTTTATTTACAAGTGAATTAAGAATAGGCGATAGTATATCTTTTGATGATACATCTGGTACTACAACAACTAGAGTAGTTGAAGCTATTATTTCTGATACAAGTTTAACATTAAGTGCTGTTATTGGTGGAACTGCTGTTTCATCAGCGATTGCAACTAGAAACAGAGCAAAATTACAAGATGCTAATAAAAATATTTCAATATTCAAATTACCATATAATAATATTAAAACATTAAAGACAGCATCTAATTCAGGTTTAACTGATACAAGTTATACTTTTACAAAAAATGAAACTGTTACGTTATCATCTAATGGTGATACTACATTAACTGCAGGAACAAACGAAACTTTTACTGGATTAAATCAAGGCAAATATACTGTAACTATTATGACAACAGGTTCTGGTGGAACAGGTTCAGTGGGAGATGTATTAGAATTATCAGGCAATAACCACGAAGGCTTTTCAATATTTACTTTAGGAGGATCACCGGTAGGTAAACAATTAACTTTAGACTTTGGTGCAAACTTCGATGGTCATAAAGTTAAAATATTAGTTACCATAGATAAAACAAGTGCTGATTCTAAAACAAAAACATTAACTACAGCAACTCCAGTTGTAATTGCAGATCAAAATGAAATTGAAAGAGGTACAATATCAATACCTCATGCTGATGTTTATGAATTGACTTCAGTACATATGGCTGCAGATTTTGCTATAACACCTACAGTCAGTGATACAGATATTACTAGTAGATTTGATTTAGATACTGGACAAAGAGATAATTTTTATGATGTTGGTAGAATTGTTTTAAAATCAGGACAACTTACACCAACTGGTCAAATAATAATTTCTTACAAATACTTTAATCATGGAACAGGTGATTACTTTGATGTAGATTCGTATTCAGGTGCTGTAACATATGAAAATATTCCATCTTATACATCTGATACAACAGGTGAAAAATTTGAATTAAGAGATGTACTAGATTTTAGACCTAGAGTAGATAATGCTTCTACAGTTAATTCTGGTACTCAGGATAGATCATTTGATGGCACTGGCGCATCTACAGTAAATGTAATAGATTTCAATTCAAGTATTTTAACAGATTTTGAATATTACTTACCAAGAGTAGATAAAATATTTTTAGATAAAGAAGGTAACTTTAAAGTTGTAGAAGGTGCTTCTTCTTTAATACCTCAAGTTCCAAAAGATTTAGATGGTGCAATGCACTTGTACACGTTGAGCATTCCTGCATATACACTATCACCAGAGAATATTGAAATTAAAAAAATAGACAATAAAAGATATACAATGAGAGATATTGGTAAGTTAGAAGATAGAATTGAAAATGTTGAATACTATACTCAACTTTCTCTATTAGAAGCAAATGCACAAAACTTACAAATACAAGATTCAGAAGGTTTTGATAGATTTAAAAATGGATTTATTGTAGATAATTTTACAGGTCATAATATTGGTGATGTAACAAATAAAGATTACAAAGCATCTATGAATATGGCTGATGGTGAATTAAGACCAATGTTCAATGAAGATTCTATACAGCTTATAGAAAGAGATAATGATGGTACACCTATTATAGCGGCAGATAGAACAACAGCTAATTATCAAAAAACAGGTGATATTATTACTTTACCTTATTCAGAATCAACTTTAATAGATCAACCATTTGCTAGTAAATCTGTAAATGTTAATCCATTCTCTGTATTTACTTGGTCTGGTAATGTAGAATTAAACCCACCAGGTGATGAGTGGAAAGAAACAGAAAGATCGCCAGAATTAGTTATTAATAATGTTGGTGCATTTGATACACTTGCATCAGGTATTGGTAATTCTGCTTTAGATGGTTTTGAAATAGGAACTGTTTGGAATGAATGGCAAGATTTTTGGACAGGACAACCTAGTACAACAAGTAGAGATATTTCAGGTAATCAAAGAAGTGGAAGAAGAATTTTTAGAAGAACAGAAGTAACTACACAGACAACTGTTAATCAAACAAGAACAGGTGTAAGACAAAGAGTTGTTCCTCAAGTAGTTAGAAACTCTATTGGCGATAGAATTGTTAATGTTGCATTTGTTCCATTTATTAGAAGTAGAACAATAACATTTACAGCAACTAGACTAAAACCAAATACAAGAGTTTATGCATTCTTTGATAATATAGATGTTTCATCTTACGTAACTCCTATAGATGTCAATCCTTCAACACAAGTGGAAACAACTGGTTCATTGGGCGGAAGTATAATATCTAATTCAAATGGTACAGTAAAAGGTACTTTTGCTATACCTGATCCAACAAATGATGCAAATCCAAGATGGCGTACAGGTGAGCGTGTATTCAGATTAACAAGTTCGTCAACTAATGATACTAGTTCAGACGTAACTACTTCTGCAGATGCAGATTACACGGCTAGAGGTTTATTAGAAACTGTACAAAATACAATTATTTCTACAAGAGAACCTAGAATTGTAAGAACAAGTACAACAGAAGATAGATCAGTTGTAAGAGCTTCTACAAGAGAATCAACTAGAACAATTGGTTGGCACGATCCACTTGCACAAACATTCTTAATTGATGACGAAGGTGGTGTATTCTTAACTTCAATGGATTTATATTTCAAAACAAAAGATGCTAACGTGCCTGTAACCATTCAAATTAGAGAAGTAGTAAATGGTTATCCTGGTTCTAAAATATTACCATTCTCAGAAACAACTTTAAATCCTAGTTCTGTAAATATATCTGATGACGCTTCAACAGCAACAACATTTACATTTAATAGTCCAGTTTATATACAACAAAATGTAGAATATTGTTTTGTAGTATTAGCTAACTCAAATGATTATACAACTTATGTTGCTAGACTAGGTGAAACAAATATTGGTTCTGATAGAACAATATCTCAACAACCTTATGCAGGTGTATTCTTCAAATCTCAAAACGGTTCTACTTGGACTGCAGATCAAAATGAAGATATGAAATTTAGAATTAAGAGAGCAGAATTTAGTAATGTAACAGGTGTACTAACTTTAACAAATGATACATTACCAACAAGAACATTAAAGAACAATGCATTGAGAACAACAAGTGGTTCAGGTGTTGTAAGAGTATTCCATACAAATCACGGTATGCATGGAACAAGTAATAATGTAACAATTTCTGGCTTCCCTTCAACTGACATTAATGGACTAGACGAGACAGAAATTAATACTACACATACAAGTATTTCAAACGTAACTTTAGATAGTTACGATATAACTGTAAGTACAACAGCATCAGCAACTGGCGATGTAGGTGGTTCATCAGTAGCAGTAACACAAAATAGATTAGCAGATATTGTGAATTTAAATTTACAATCATTAACAGTTCCAGGAACAAACGCTTCATATTCTATAAGAACAACTACAGGTAAATCTATTGGTGGTACTGAAAATGAATTTTCTTTAACTGCTGAAACATCAGCACAATCAGTAATAGCAAATGATAATATTTACTTTACTGCACCACAAATGATTTGTAGTGAAATTAATGAAACAAACGAAGTTGGTGGTAAATCTTTTTATGTTAATGTTTCAATGACAACATCAAATACTAAATTGTCACCAATAATAGATTTACAAAGAGCAAGTGTAATTGCTGTACAAAACAGATTAAATAATCCACAAAGTGGTGATCCAGATTATGTTGATGATACTGCTTCAACAGGTACATCTACATCAGCTGTTTATTGTACTCGTTCTGTATCTTTAGAAAACGCTTCAACAGCATTGGATGTAAGATTAACTTCTAACATAAGATCATCTTCTGAAGTAGAAGTATATTTCAGATTATCTGGACCAGAAATTACAGAAAGATTAGAAGATTTAAGTTGGACACCATTTAATACTAATGGTGAAGAAGATACAACAGTATCACCAGCAGAAGATGATGAAACATTTAAAGAATACAAATATACAGCATCTAATTTATCAGAGTTTACAGCGTTTCAAATTAAAATTGTAATGAAAGGAACTAACTCATCATATCCACCGGTTATTAGAGATATGAGGGGCATAGCGTTGGCAATATAATGAATAAAGTAAAAGTACAAGGGTATTCAAGTTTAGTGAGAGATACAAACTCTAATGCAATTGTAAACACTAGTTCGTCAGAATACACTTTGTATATGCAAAGGCATAAGATGAGAAACCATCAAGGTGATGAAATAAGAACTGCTGTAAAAGAAATAAATACTTTAAAGACAGAATTAAAAGAGATTAAAAAATTAATAAAGGAAATAGTTAACAAGTAATGGCATTTACAACAATACTTACTACCGATACACTAGAGCAAATGCGTGTCAAGTTAAACACCATGTCACAAGACGACTTTGGTGATCCGGCTGCTTTAACAACTGCTGGTCTATCTGCAACATCCGTAATTGGAGCTGTAGTTGAATTGAATTCTATTGTTACAGCTGCTGCTGGTTGGGTTATTGAAGATTCATCTTCATCTATTCAAGCTATTGGTTCTGGTCAAACTTTAAGAGTGTTTGGTACTTCAAATGAAATTAATGCAGTTGTAAGTAATCCTGACACATTAACAATTTCACTACCCAATGACGTTACCATATCAAACGATTTAACAGTAACAAACGATTTAACAGTAACAAATGATTTATCTGTGACAAATAACGTAACAGCAAATGGCTCAACTCATACATTAGGAACAATTGAAATAAGTGGTAACACAATTAGATCGGTTGACTCTACAAAAATAAATGTAAATGACGTATTCAGTGCAAATGAAATAGAAACCCAAGATGGCTTATTAAGACTTGACAAAATTGGTGCGTTTCCTAGAATACAATCTACAAAGGCAGATAAAGTTGTAGTTTTTGATGCTGTACCTGCTTTCAATGATTCAATTATATTTGAAGGTTCAACTCCTGATGATAATGAATTGACTGTAACAGTAACAGATCCAACTGCTGATCAAACAATCACAATTCCTGATGAAACTGGTACTATTATAACAACAGGCTCCACAGATGCTGTATCAGAAACAATGATGGCAAATGATGCAATAGGAGAAGCTGAATTAAAGAGTGTTGTTAATTTACAAATTTTAAACTCATCTGGAAGTGTGTTAAAATCAATTTTTGGTGCGGGTGCTTAGTCACTTATAAGTAATAAGGAATATATTATGGCAGTAAGAGAACCTTTAAAAAACGACAGTGGTAACTTAAAACAAATGACTTCAGCAGAAGTCACAGATATAGTATATCAAACTGTATATCAATATTCATTAAATTCTAGTGTAGCATTATCCGTAGTAGGATCAGGTGGTAATTTAGACGCCATATCTGATACAAGATTACAAGCAGGTGCATCATCAACAAGTGCATCATCATTTCCTAGTGAGGCAACAACAGCAGAACCAAGTGTAGTTACAGTAAACTATGATAGATTGGAACAAACTGTAGCATCAATAACACCTACAACTGATACAGGTAAAACTTGGCCTGCTTATTATACATCAGCTGGACACATACAAGCAATGAGTTTACAAGATGTTAAAGATACTTTTTTACATCCTGCTATAGATTTATTGACCTCTGCCTCAACGACAACTGAACAAGCTGGTACATATACAATAGCAACATCAACATCTCTAGCAGGTTCAACAAATGTTGATACTACACCAATTTTTTCTGATACTAGAGCAGATACATCTGCTTATACTGCTGGTGGAATAGGTGAAACATTAGATCAGCCTACAACAATTACAAATTATTATTTACATAGAATAGATGGTACCGATACTGCCTTTGTAAATCCTTTTTTTATAAACGGTAGCAATAATTTACAAGAATTTGCAACAGCAGATTTTCAATCGTTATTGTCAGAATGGATTAGATATACTGCTGCTGAATCTACTGATGGATATAAAATAACATATAATATAGGAACAAGTGGTTCTGGTAATACAAGAGGAACTGCAATTGTAGATACAAGATTAAATGGCTCTGGTAATTATCAAACACGTTTTGTAAATGATGATGATTATAGAGCACAAGAGTTTCCAAATGGAACACCAACAACCCAAAGTACATATAATTTGAGAATTAATAAATCGTAATGAGAAACTATGAAAATATTATTAACTGGAAGTGAAGGCTTCATAGGTAAAAACCTAACACAATATTTAAAAGACAAACATAAAATAATACCATTAGATAAAATTACTGGTGACGATTTAGTTACTTGTAATTTAGACTATGACGTAGATATGGTCATACATCTAGCAGGTCTATCAGGTGTAAGACAGAGTTTAGATAATCCTGTTGACTATTGGACAAATAATGTCGTAGGTAGTTATAGAATATTTAATAAATTTAAAGACAAAAAGATTTTGTATGCTAGTTCTAGCACATCAAAAGAACCTTGGCGTAATCCATATGCTATGAGTAAATTTTATATGGAACAAATTGCACCTGACAATGCCATAGGTATGAGATTTACAACTGTATATGGTCCAGGTGCTAGAGAAGGAATGTTAATACCTAGACTTTTAAGAGATGATGTTCCATATATTAATGTAGATCATACTAGAGATTTTGTTCACGTTAACGATATTATGAGCGCAATATGTTTTCTTATGAAAAATGATATTGAAGAAAAGGTTTTAGATATTGGTACAGGACAATCAAACAATTTACTTGATATATTATCTAGTCTAAATATTGAAGTAAAAGATAGAAGAATGGGAACAATGTTTGAAAGAAAAGATAATAAAGCAGATATTGGTCCTTTGAAAAAAATAGGTTGGAAACCTCAAATTGAATTGTTTGAATATTTAAAAGGAGAAAACGATGGCGATATTTAGTGGTAATATAATTGAAGCTTATTATGCTAATTCAGATAACGATACAATAGAAGTTATCTATAAACAAGGTGAAAAAGCAATCAATCATTTTTTAAGAGTTGATTACAAAGACCAAGATTTTAAAGATTTAATAAAAGAATACGATACAGATAAAATAGCAGCGTCAACTATTGCTAGAAATAGACAATATGCTAAACAATTAAGTGATATGGTTGACCAAGGAATAAAATCTAAAACAGATGTAAAACAAAAAGTTTCAGTAGAAGAATATATTGATAGCATGTTAAATTTTAATTCTAGTGATAAACAATCTGCTGAAATTTTATTTGCTTTAAAAGTTAAAGTATTTGAAAATGACAAAGTAAAATCTTGTAATGATAAAGATTTAAAATCTTCATTAAGGTCTGCAAAAACACCTGTTGATTTGATTAGTATATTTAAGAAGATAAATGGTTAATGTATATTGTGTTAAGGTAGGTAAAAAATACGGTAGAGAATTTGTTGAAAAACTAAAAGACTCTGTCAGTAAATATTTAACCGTAGAACACAAATTTAATTGTTTA